ACTTTGTTGCCTTTTCTTTTGCGGACTGAGCCGTCCTCGGCGTATGTCATTGCCATGTTAGCATTTCCATCTACGTAAGGCAAGTGCCTTTCTTGTGGGCTTGCCGTTTGGTTTTTTGAGTGGTCCTTTCATGCCAGACATGCGAGCACAGAAAGACCTTTTACGAGCTCCTCCTCCGGGCTGAGGGGCTTTGAGATTAGAGCCAGTGGCACGATTGTACTTGGCTCTCCCCTTAGCTGTTAGGCCGCCTTTGCGACTCTTCTCACCTCTTCCGAGAGACAGGCTTACTCCCTTTTTTCTTGCCATTTTTTCTTAGTACTGCGAAGTCTGCCCCTGTGATCTTGTTGCGAGGTGGTGCAACACGTGCGATCTTTTTTTGGCCGGGGCTATAGCCGCCTTTACCTTTTGGCATTACCAGATTCCGGGTATGATTTGCCCTGTCCAAGCGTAGTTGAGGAGAGCTGCG